CTGTTCGTTTGTCAGGATTTTCAGTGCTTGGGATGCTTTTTCATTACTATAACCATAGTACTGTTTTACACATTCTAAGTCTGTGACTTTATCCTTACGGAGCCAAGGAGAGAATCTCTTCTTTTTCCTGAGACTATTTAGATAAAATGAATATTGCATATCTTTAGATAGATGGTGATGCATGTTCATCTCATTCGCATACATCACACAATCAATGTGTCCAGACAAACAACGATTGATAATGTAGGGTGGATATTCTTTTGTATGTTCCGTAAGATCTTCTTTAGTGAAGTTAATTGAGTTCAACCAATCTTTGAGTTCCATTATTTAAATACTGCTGTGACACTAATAACTTTTGCTCCGGGGTTACGGGCAATAGCAACTTCTCTTGCGTCTTGATAATCGCGGGCAATTACTTCTTCAGTAAAGACTTGGCCCGCTTTATACAATTTCACTTCGCATTTCATAATTAAATAGCAGCAATTCTTTTCTATCTTTTTGATCTCGCATATATTCACCAACAGACCGCATAGTATAAGTCAAATCAAACTCACCAGTGTTCCAATTCTTAAAACGATCCTTTACAAGTTGATCCGAATTATAACTTACCAACTGGTCCATATCGTTAGTATCGCAATCAGCAGCAAACTTATCGTGATCAAATCCTTTGTGCATTGATCCCTTACGCCCATAGAGGTTGTCCTTAATATCATAAGGAGGATCAAGATACATAAACGCACCTTTGTTTCCATCCATCAGATAATCATAGGAGTAATTAGTTATACGCCAATTTGCAATTAACGCAGAATACCCAGGCAACTTTTCGATCCCCCGCATACTGAAGTTGGAAACGGATGCCTGTTGTGAAAATGATGAACTCTCTGTGAGACCACTGAAAGAACACTTATTGATAACATAGAAAGCCACAGCACGGTCAATGCTAGGCAAATCTTTGTCATTAACTTGCTCCTTTGTTTTAAGAAAAAGTTCTTTAGCCAAATCTGGAGTATTGTTTGCTGTCTTAAGATCTACAAGTTTATCCTTAAGATCAGTACCGAACATCTGCAGTTGCTGCCAGAAGTTTACAAGAGGTTCATACAAATCATTCACCCAAATATTTAACGTGGGATATTTCTTGGTGATATAAATCGCAACACTTCCTCCTCCAAGAAAGGGTTCACGAAACTCATCATAGTTGCGAAGGTCTGGAAAATAAGGTCCCATCTTTTCACAAGCACGGGACTTACCACCAGGATATCTAAGGGGTGTTTTAAGAGACTTCATTCAAACTCTCCAGTTTTGTTACCTTTTTGCATTGATGGATATGGATCATAAGGAGAATTAACTTCACAAGTTACACGAATATCAGTACCTTTAGTTGCCTCTGCCATCTCACGATATCCAGACCCGACATAAATCTGCCCACCAACTACGGCAACCGCCATAGCACCCCAGAAGATGTAATACCACTGAGATTTAATTTGATGTCTGATGTTTTTCATAATCACATAATCAACTTTTTATTGGGAGACTTAATGACAGAGAACATATCAGTGTATTGCTCCACAATTTGTTCTTGTGCCTCAGTAACATAAACAACATATTTTTTAGTTACTTCCAGATCCATATCCTTTCCCTTCAAAAGAGGAGACCATGGAGCAAATCCCATTTGCCCCTGTCCTGTAGGAATAGCAACAATAGGATTACGAATAACAATATTATCAGTAAGATCACCAACAAGGTCTGCGATGACATCTTCACCAGACCACATACGAATTAGTTTTACATTCATTTTAATTTACCTCAACGGAATTCACATTCTACCATTATTTCAGTTAACGCCGCCAGAAGATTAATTTCTTGATCGGCAACGAAGGCAATCTGATACTGATACTTAGCAATAATAAGCACAGCAGCAGGAATACTAGAGTTTTCAAGGGATGAAAGAAGAGCATCGTAAATACGACGCAGAAGTACACTAGAATCATTATCCAGATTATCCACCACCCACTTCCGAACTTGGGCAAAGTTTTTTTCCTTAAGGTTTTTAATAAGATCATTGACCTTTACATCACTGAAAGTTGCAAGAATGCCAGCATTGATTTCTCCTCCCGACGAATAGCGTTGGCACTCATTGAGGACTCGTCGCCAATCGGGGTAATGCTTGTTAATGAGTTCGAGAAGAACTTTATTGTCGTATTTAATACCTTCTGCCTGTAGGATTTCTTGAAGGCGGCCGTAAAAACCTGCAGCAAGTTGTGCTTTTTCCTTTCCTTTGATGGAGAAGTCAACGACGGCACATCGAGAGTGGAGTGGTTCAATGATTTTGTTTTTGTAGTTACAGGTGAAGACAAATCTGCAATTGCCACTAAACTCCTCAGTAAACGCCCGTAGGAGGAGTTGTACATCGTTTGTTGTGTTATCTGCCTCATCAATGATGATGACTTTGTGTTTAGCAGTCGATGTAAGTGAGACGGTCGAAGCGAAGTTTTTCGCATTGTTTCGGACAGTATCAAGGAATCTACCTTCGTCGGATCCATTGATGACATAAGAATCTACTCCCAGTTCATTGCATAGTGCTTTTGCTACGGTAGTTTTTCCACACCCAGCAGGACCTGCAAGGAGTAGATTGGGAACTTCCCCCTTATCTAGGAAGTCTTTAAAAGTTTTCTTTGTTGCATCTGGAAGAATACAATCTTCAATAGTTTTGGGGCGATATTTCTCAACCCACAAAAATTCATCACGACTCATAATTAAATTCAATCTGGTTTTTTCAAATAAGAACTTGGGACAATCTCCCACCATTCTTTCCCATCAAAAATATACAACTTATGCGTATCTTTGTCAAGGAAAACATCACCTTTCTGGTAGTTCATACCCACTCTGGACGCCGTGACGGCATACGAAGATAATTATTAGACACCCAAGGTTTAGATGCGATGTACATTTTATAAGCAGTAAATGTATCAATGCTATCATCATATTTCCATTCATCGGGCATTGCCCGTGCAAATGGTGTTGTTTCTTTGCCACTACGTCCTTGAGGATCTGCAGTAGGAAAAATATTCTTTGCTATTATAAGAGTTTTAAAGCATGTATGGGGTTTTCCATAGCGAAGTTTATATTCATCGCACAATGCAATCCCATGCTGAATTAACCACTGCCAGTTATTCACAAACTCTTTTGCCCAAATAGTACATGGATGATTGCGAAAAGCACCCTTCTCAGTGGCATAGGGAGTACCATCTGCCTTTGGAAGAGTGCCAAATCCATGTCCCCATTTGTCAGAAGCAACGATAGCGAGCATCTGACAACATTCTAGAGGCATCTTAACTACGTGTTTATCAGGAAGAACTCTAGCAGAAGTCCAGGGATTTGGATCAGTTACAAAGATGTTCATTCTAAAGGACGTACAAATTCACGACTAACAATATTTGATGCATAAAGCATCTGTCTCATATATTCTACACCATCCTGCGGTATTGTGTGGTCACCACAGGTGAAGATGTCACATACTGCCATACCTAACTCTGGCCAAGTATGAATGCTAATGTGACTTTCTGCCAACATTGCAACACAAGTCACCCCTTGAGGTTCGAACTTGTGTGAGTTGAGAGCAAGAAGAGTTGAGTTACACTTTACTGATGCATGATAAACAACATCCCGAATATATTGTTCATCATCAAGAAGAACCATACTACACCCTTTTAGGGTAAACAGGATGTGTTTCATTAACCAAAACTGGAATCAGGTTCCAGAGCAATATAATAAGTAAGATCGTGATTCTTAGAGGTGAATCGTGACAGCAGTTTCTGGGATACAACAACTTCATAAGTTCCAGGAAGAACCTTGATATTTTCTACTTTAAAGTTAAAACAGAAATCATTATCAGTTTCTCCAACAACAATTGCAAAGTCATTAGAGGTATCGTTCTTCTTATCACGAACAACCAGTTTCACAACACCTGCTTCACCAACAGCAGAGATGTCAGGAAGTTGATACACAGCAGCTGCCTTGAGAAGTTTATCTAGTTGTTCAGTTGCCACCTCAAAACAGACATCCTCACTAGGAAGATTAATTTCTTTATCAGGAGGAGTTACAATTACACTAGGATCAGCAAAGAAATACTTCGAACGCATTTTGCCTTCACGGATAACAACGTATCCATCATTAGTAAAATCAAGTTCAGGACTTTGATGAAGACTCAAACCATTAAGAAACTGGTTGAGGTCATAAACACCGAAGTCTTTAGCAAATTCTTCGGTGATTGTTGCTTCAGCAAGAATGTTCTTCATCACACTAATAGTGCGAAGTTTATTGCCCTCTTTAAAAAGGATAGACTGATTAATAGAAGAAAAATTCTTCAGAACAGAAAGAGTTTTATCAGAAAGTTTCATAGGGTTCCGTATTTTCATTACAAAGGCCAGCAAAGTGATAGAGAAGAATGCAATAGTGAATTGCTTTCAGAATATCTTGTTTAGACTTACCATTCTTCTTACCAAAACGAGAAAGGTACTTGATGGCATTACTGCGACAGAATGGTTCTGCATCACCAACAGACTCGATCAGATCAAGAGTTTGAGTTTTTGATTCTGCAGAGGCGTAGTGGGACCGATAAGTTCCACCAAGATAATCACGAATCTCTTTAAGAATTACATCTTCATTATATTTCCAGAATCCATTTTCATTTCTAGGTGCCTCTGGAAGATCTGGAATATTAACACTAAACTTGTTAATAGAAATGTGATCTTCTCCCATTCCACCAGGAACACGAGATCCAGTAAAGGAAATGGTATCTGACTGATAATAAGGATTTCCCGTCAAGCTAATTCCATCTTCATTCCAGAATTCCTGACTAGGATGATCTGCTGGATAAGTCACATCACCAAAGATAGTGATATCATCATTTTTAGACATAATGTTAGTCATAATAGTCTCCTTAAAGTATATCAGTTTTGAGGTTGTTCGTCAATAGGGAGTTGGAAATCTGCATCAACCTTATCATACAGTTCCAGGAAAGATTGTTTGGTTTCGTCATCAAAGCGGTTCACACACACTTGGATTGCTTTTGCCTTGTCTTGGAAGATGCTGTAAGCACGGATAATGTGAACCAGGCGGCGGGTGCTGATGATTTCCTCAATGCCACCATCGTAGAAGGTCTTACGGATAATATCACCCCAATCCACCAGACGCTTACAGAAGTCACGGTCTTCCACACCAAGGTCCAGAGCAACACCTTCCAGAATCTTCTGTTCGGTTGCAGGGGCAGGATAGGACTGCTCAAAGGTCACAGGGAAGCGTTCCAGGAATGCTTCGTTGAGCACGTTGGTGCCGATAAAGCGACCATCATCGGAACCCTTACCCTTAGTGTTTGCGGTAGCAATCACATTAAAACCAGCAGCGGGTTTTACCCATCGACCAATCTTTTTCAGGAAGAC